GAAATTAAACATTCAATAGACACAATAAAAGACAACCACTTGAAGCACTTGGAAGCTGATATGTGTAAGCAAACAAAAGCAATAGAAAAAATTGACAACAGAATATGGTGGGTATTAGGCTTACTGGTTATATCAACAGTAATAGGGATGATTAAAAATGGCTTATAAGAAAAAAGGTAAAGGCAAGAAGAAATACGGCAAGTAAACAAAGGGGAAATATCATGAAAAAATATTTAAAAGATAAAAGAGTATGGGCGGTTGTGGCAATAGCTGTAATCAGTTACTGGCTCTGGACTACATTTAACACTGTGGCAGCAGTATAAATGAAACTAACCCCCGCACAACTTGACGCATGGAGAGTAATACCAAGGATGCTTATACTAACATACATGATATGTTTCTATTTGGTTATTAATTGGTTTATGGATTTGCCAGATCCAAACAATGCTCAAGCAGCATTTACTAGCACAATGATTGGTGCAGGTGCAGCTTGGTTTGGACTTTATGTAAATGGAAAATCAAATGCCTCTAAGTGATGTTCAAAAAGAAGTAAGTGATGACCCAAACAGATTTAAGGTTGTTGTTGCAGGAAGAAGATGGGGAAAGAGTTGGTTATCAATGCATGAGATGGCCAAGTATGCAAGGTTTCCCAATAGTAAGATCTTTTATGTTGCACCCACATACAAAATGTGCCGCCAGATTTTGTGGGATGACATCAAGGAAAAATTTATAAGAGCCCGTTGGGCTAAGAAGATTAATGAAAGTAATTTAGAAATTACATTAGTTAATAATAGTAGAATATACTTACGCAGTGGTGATAACCCAGATAACTTGCGTGGTGTAAGTATGGATTACTTGGTAATGGATGAAGCAGCTATGATAGACCAGAAGATGTGGACAGAAGTATGTAGACCAGCATTGTCAGATAGACAAGGTGGTGCTATGTTTATTACAACTCCACAGGGCAAAGGTAGTTGGATTTATGACTTATGGCAAGGTGCACATGGACAAGAGAATTACAGTGCGTTTCAATATTCAACAATACAAGGTGGGAACGTTCCACCAGAAGAGATTGAATCAGCACGCAATGAATTAGATGAGAAATCATTTAGACAAGAGTATGAAGCAAGTTTTGAAAGTTATGCAGGAAGTATATATTACAATTGGGATTCCAGCATTCATATTAAGAAACAAGATGTAGAATTTAAGAAGAATGAAATATTACATGTAGGAATGGACTTTAACGTTAGTCCAATTGTTGCAATTATTACAAGAATAAACGGAAATGAAATAAGTGTTATAGATGAGATAGCTATGGAAGGATCAAATACATTTGAAATGGCAGAGGAATTGTTAAATAGATATCCAAACAACAGGATGTGGATTTATCCAGATGCATCAGGACAAGCTAGAAAGACCAGTTCAAATACAAGTGATCATCACATATTAAGAAATGCAGGGTTTGTATTGAAAGTTAAAAGTATCAATCCACCCGTAAAGGACAGAATTGCAAGTGTTAATGCAAGTCTTATGTCTACAGATGGAAGTGTAAAAATACACGTTGATCCTAAATGCAGACATTTGATTAAATGTATAAGTGGACAAACTTATAAAGAAGGAACTAGGATACCAGATAAAAGCGGAAACTTAGACCATGCCATGGATGCTTTTGGGTATCTTGTGAATTGGATTAACCCTATAAGAAGAGATAAACCAGAACAAGTGAACAGAAGTCCACAACTATGGGGCCATCATTAAAAGGATAAATAATGCATATATACTCAACAATTGATCACTGTTGAAAGTGCTACCTTTATAAAGGAAAATATAATTATGTTAACAATAGAACAAATAGAACAACATCACCCAAACTACCCTGAAGTAGCCAAACAAGCTAACTATCATTACAAATCATTTGTGGGTGGTGAATTGTATAAAAGTGGTAGTTACTTAACACAGTATTTGGGTGAAAATACTGGTCCAGGTGACCAATATGGAAAGAGATTAGACTCTACGCCATTAGATAACCATGTGCAAACTACAGTAGACATTTACAGAAGTTTCTTGTTTAGAACACTGCCAAAAAGAGAATTGGGATTGTTAATCAACAACCCATTAGTTAATGCTTGGTTGTATGACACAGACCAAGAAGGACAAAGCATGGACAGTTTCTTAAAAACTGCTAATGACTTGGCAATGGTTCATGGAAGCACTTGGATCTTAATTGACAAACCAAGTTACAGAGTAGAAACAGAAGCTGAAGCAATAGAGCTAGGCATACGTGCTTATGCAGCAATGTATACTCCTCAAAACGTGCTCAATTGGGAATATGAACGTAATGTTGCAGGTAAAATGGAACTTACACATATCAAAGTAAGAGAATCAGAAAATGATGAGTGTGTTACATTTACATGTTGGTATAAAGACTATGTAGAAAAATACAAAGTATCAAAAGATGATCAAGGCAACTTAGAAGCAGTAATAGAACATGAAGACTATGCTAACCCATTAGGTTACATTCCTTTTGTATTTCATGCTCCACTAAAGTCACCTGTTAAAGGTGTAGGCTTTAGTATGGTTGCAGACGTGGCTAACCAACAAAGATTTATTTACAATTGTGCAAGTGAAGTTGAACAGCATTTGAGAATTAGTTCACACCCAACACTGGTAAAACCAACTTCAACTGACGCAGTAGCAGGCGCTGGTGCAATACTTAACTTAGATGAAAGTGTTGATCCAGGATTAAAACCTTATTTGTTGTCACCAAGTTTAAGCACAACAGATAGTATACTAAAAGCAATAGAAAACAGTGTTGCAAGTATTAAGCGTATGACACATACAAGTGCAATACAGGCAACAACAGGATCACCAATGAGTGGTGTTGCATTACAAACGGAAAGACAGTTATTAAATGCAAAGCTATCAGACATGGCTGACACACTCAAAGAAACAGAATATCAAATGTGGATTATTTGGTTAGATTGGCAAGCATTAGGTATGCCAGAAGACTTCCATTTAGAATACCCAGAAACATTTGACATGAGAGATGAACATTTAGAACTAGACTTCCTAATGAAAGCACGTAGTAGTGGTGTTAGTAACCAGATGTTCCAAGATGAAATAAGCAAACAAGTAGTTGCACTTACTGTAGATGATGATGCACTACAAAGTAAAATTATAGCAGACATGGACAAAGGTGAATTTGAACCACATGAAATGACTAACCCAGAAACTGGAGCAGTCACAGTTGTAACAACAGAAGAACAACACTTACAACTAAGTGCATTAGGTTACAAACATGAGGGTGAGTAAAATTGGCTTTCAATGTTAAAAAACATGATAAAGTTGTTGATAAAGCATTAGCAAATATTAAAGCTGATGTGCTTGATAATGTCAAAGCACTAGAAAATAGAGTAGCTGATATTGTAGCACAAGAACTTACACCAGAGATGGTAAGACCGCAAATACTGGCAGCTTTTGCTGAGCAAAGTCAGACTGTAAAGGATGCGGCACAACCTTTAACAACTATTAGTGAAGACTTTATGACACAGAGTAAGCGGCCCGCTGGGCCAGAAGACTATCAAAGTCAAAGTCAACTATTAGATTTAAGTAGTGAAGAACTAAGTAACACAATGTCATCAGCAGGTGAAGATGTTGTAAAAACAGTAGTGCTTGGCACAGTTGCAGGAATAGGAACTGCAACATTAGTAGCACAAGCAAGAGGAAGAATTAGCGGAGTGCAAATGGATTCAACAGATCCAGATGTAAGACGTGAACAACGTAATTTACGTAAGTTAGTTAAAGATGGAGCAAGTGCGGCAGTTGTTGCACAAGCAACAAACAAACTAAAACGTAAACTACCAGGAAGTGTTAACACAGCAGGTTCAATTGCTGTTAAATTAACCACAAGTGTAGACAACGTTGTAGGAAGTTATAACGGCACATATGCAAAAGCACAAGCCACACGCAATGGCGTAGAGCAGTTTGAATATGTAGGTGGTGTTATGGCAACTTCAAGACCCTTTTGTGTATCAATGGTAGGCAGTATTATGAATGCAGAAGATATACAAAATCTATGGGATGGTAGTGGATGGGCTGGTAAAGAGCCAGGTGATCCGTTTGTAGTAAGAGGCGGATACAATTGCAGACACTATTGGGTGCCCGTAGAGGAATAATAAAAGGATAAATAAACGTATAATAAGTATGATACTTTAGTATCCAACCCTAAACTTAATAAAGGAATATTGACATGACAATTGAAACTCATGGTGCAGAGATGCAAACTGAAACTGTAGACACTGGGGATACAGCAACAGGCCAAACAAATGACTCCCAGGTTGAAGCCGCTAAGATGTTTTCACAAGAAGAAGTGAATGATCTTATTGGTAAGCGTATTGCCCAAGTTAACAAGAAGTATGAAAATGTTGATTTGAATGAATACACCGCACTCAAGAGCTTGAAAGAGCAAGTTGAGGAAGAGACACTGATCAAGAAGGAAGACTTTCAGGGTGTTCTTAAGAAGCAGAAAGAAAAGTCAGATAGTGAAATATTAAGACTTAGAACTGAACTTGAGAGTATTAAAATTGATGGAGCATTAATTGATGCGGCATCTAAAGCTAAAAGTGTTGCACCTGATCATGTAGCTCAATTACTGAGAGGAAGTATTAAACTAGATAGAGAAGGTCATGTTATTGTAACTGACAAAGAAGGCAACCAACGTTATACGGATAGTGCAGATCCAATGAGTGTTGACAATCTAGTTGAAGAATTCTTATCAGGTAACACGTATTTCAAAAGTGCCGGCCCAAGTGGTGCAGGTTCTACGGGTAATACAAATAACGCTAGTCCACAGAGTTTGGATCTAGCACAACTTGATCTTGCCAAAGCTGAACATAGAGAAATCTATAAAAAAATGAAAGCTGAAGGTAAGGTATAATTTTATAATTAGGAGAAAATATTATGTCAGACGCATATAGCTCAGGTTCATCTTTAGGTGAACTATTGGTCCCACTAAAAGCGGCCACAATTTATCAAGCACAAGAGTCAAGTTTATTCTTGTCAGGTGCTTTAATCCCAATGGTTCAAACACCAGGTATCACTCTACGTGTTCCAAAGATTGCAGACGTGACAGCAGAGTCATTGGCTGCAGAAACTAACCTTACAGACTTTACAGCACAAAACGTAACAGACTCTAAAACTGATATCACAGTTGACTTGATTGCTGCACGTTCAGTTGTAAGAGACTTAGGTGGAATTAACACTTCAGAAATTGGACGTTCACTAGGACAATCAGTTGCTAAGAAATTTGATGTTGCATGTCTTGCCGCACTAGATTCATTAGAGGCAAAAGATGCTCCAGCAGACATTGGTTCAATGGACGTTAATGATATCTTAGAAGTTGTTGGTCAAATCCGTGGAAACGGTGAGATGGGTCAGCTTTACGCAATCCTTAATCCAACAGCAGCAGTTGAGCTAATGAAAGTAATTGGCACGGCAGCATACGCTGGTGGTGATTTCCAAACTGAAGCATTACGTAACGGTTTCTTAGGAAAAGTTGCTGGTGTTAACATGTTTATGTCAGCACATGCAGAAAGTGCCACTAAGATGGGTTACATCTTTGGTGAGAACGCGGCACGTATTGCTATGCAATCAAATGTTAATGTTGAAATTGGCAGACGCCCTGAAGCAGTTGGTTTTGATGTTGTGGCATCACTTGCAGCTGGTGTTGGTGTTGTTGACGCAACACGTGGTGTTAAAATGGTAGACGCAGCTTAATACACTAAAACACTTAGTAGGGGAGCTAATCCCCTACTATTCTAACAGGAGAATATAAATTGGCTTACGCAACAGCAGAAAACTTAAACTTTTATGCACCAGAAGTATATGAAGGTGACACAGAGGATTGGGACTCAGAACTTGCATTAGCTGAAACTGATATCAAAAACAAGATAGAAGTTCAGTGGTATGATAAAGTAAAGGGTAACAGAGACTTTGATGCAGCTAAATTAACTGGCGCACAATGGACTAAAGCTACGGTTTATCAAACTTTAGTTGCTTATGTGTTACCAAAAATGTCTACCTTTAGAGTTGAAGATACATTCATTGAACAGATTAAGTTCTACCAGGAACGCTTGAAGGATGAATTAGATCTACAATTTGCATTGGGTATTAAGTATGATGATGACAGTGACGGAACAGTTACTGATACTGAAACATACAAATACGCACAAGATAGGTTATACAGATAATGGCTACACCTAAGACAAGTGATAGAGAAAGTATATGTGCTGAGATTGTTTCTCTATTTAAGAAACAACGCTCAGTAAAGTTTGGTAGAGTAGTTAGGGACCCTATAGTTCCTACTGAGCTACCACGCACTGCATTTCCGGCTGTCTATATTGAATCAAGTGATGAAGATATAGAGGATATTGCATTTAGTGAATCAGTAATGAGAGAAGGAACTATGGAGGTTGCTTGTGTTGTAGTAATAGCAGGCAAAAACCGTAATACCCAACTTAATGTAGCTATTAAGGCTATGGAAGATTCAATTAATGCTGATAGAACGTTGGATGCAAAAGCAATGGATTGTTCTTTAACGAGAATAGAACAACTTGAGGCAGGTGACATGAGTCCTTTCAGCTCAAGTAGAGTAGTGTTTACAGTTTCTTATGTATATACTATTGAATAACATTAATCAGGAGAAATAATATGCCGGCAGTAAAAGGTAAAGACGGTGTTATCAGTATTGGTGGAGCGGATGTGGCACAGGTTACATCTTATTCATTAACTGAAACATCTGAAACAGCTGAAACAACAAGTTTTGGTGATGCAAGTAGATCACATGTTCCTACTCTAAAGAGTTGGGAAGGTTCATGTGATATAATCTGGAATGAGCAGGAAATAGATGATGGTGACTTAGTCCCAGGTGCTGAAGTGGCACTGATCTTATATCCAGCAGGAACAGGCACAAGTAATTATGGTGGAAACATTATTATTACAAGCACTGAGATCACAGGTGAAACAGCAGACGTTGTTCAAGCAACAATTAACTTCACTGGAACTGGTAACTTAACCAGAACTAACGTATAAGTTAAATACTATGAGCTGGGTAATACCAGCTCATATTATATAGGAGATTAAAACATGGCAAAGAATTCAACAATGAAGAAAATGCAAACAAAAATGCAAGAGGACTTTGACAAGTTTGTAAATAATTTCCAAAGCAATTTAAGAGTTAGAACCCCAATAAGAACAGGTGCGGCAAGACGTGCTTGGTCAAAAGTAGGTAACTTAAAGATTGGAAGTGGTGCTACTAAGAAGATTCTTACTAACGCCGTTGGCTATGCCAGTATCTTAGATGATGGTTGGTCAAGACAAGAACCAAAGGGTATTGTTGACAATGCCTTTAAGCAGACAAAAAAATAAACAAGGAGAAGAATTATGACTGATAAATTTAATATAATGGATAACGCTACGGCGCATTTCAAAGATCAATTATCAGGTGGACTACTAAGTATTGAAGTCCCAGAGTGGGGTGCAACTATTTGGTTTAAGCCAGCATTTACATTTGCACAACAAGAAAAGATTATTCATTTGAGTAATGAAGGTAAGATGGTAGAAGCAATGATTGAAACACTAATAGTTAGATCATTGGACAAAGACGGAAAGAGATTATTTACACATGCGTCAAAGACACGTTTAATGAATGAAGTAGACCCTAATATTATTATTAGAGTTGTTGGTGAAATGAACCAGGAAATCAAAGATGAAGACGTGGGAAAGCAGTAAAAGAAAAAGATTTGTATTTCATCTTTTTCTTGGCTGAACAATTGGGACGCAGTGCAGAGTGGATCATGAACAATATCTCTACACTGGAGTTGAGAGGTTGGACGCAGTATTACACTATAAAGAATCAAAAAAAGTAATTGATAAGGAATTAAACTATGAGTAACAATTATAATATAGATATTACTGCAAAGGATAATACCAAAGGTGCTATTGGCAGCGTTGGTGGTGGGCTAGACGGCTTAACAGCAAAATCAAATAAGTTTAAAGCAGCACTTGGTGTTGCAGGAACGGCCCTTGCGGCATTTGGTGTAGTTAAGGGAATACAAGACACTATTGACAATTTTGATGCATTAGCTAAAAGTGCCAGAGCTGCAGGTGCGGCTGGATCCAATGAAGCGTTCCAAGGCTTTCAAGTAATGAAGCAAGCAATGAATGAAGCAGGTATTGATGCTGCTACATTTGATAGAGCTATGCTTCAAACCACAAGCAGATTAAAAGCAGGAACAGAAGGACAAAAATCATTTGCCGCTGTTACTGACAAACTAGGTGACAGTATTAGGGATTCAAATGGTGAATTAAAGTCAGGACCTGAACTGTTACAATCAATGATGAATGCCCTTAATGAGGGTAAGATCACAACAGAAGACTTTGCAAAAGTTGTTGGTGGACGTGCTGGTCCATTAATTCAACAACAGTTTGCATCAATGAACACCACAGCAGAAGACTTACAAGCCACACTTGATGATGTTGCAGCAAACACAAACATTGTAGATGTAGGTGCGGCAGAAAATGCAGAGAAGTTTAATGACACAGTAGGTAGATTAAAAGAAGGTATGGGTCAGTTAATGACTGATGCTATTACACCAATGCTACCAGTGTTAGTTGAACTAGCAGAAAAGTTGATGGCTAAAATGCCGGATATAATTGATGGTGTAACAGATGCATTTGAAACACTCAAACCAGTATTAAATTTAATTGGCACAGTATTAACAGACATTGTTTGGCCAATTATGAAAAAAGTATTTGAAATACTAGGAAGTATTGCTGAAGCAATTGCACCATTAGTAGATAAATGGCTTCCTGTAATGAAAGATGGATTTGACACTGCCGGTGAAGCTATTGACGGTCTTGTTACTTTCTTTGTTGATTTAGTTGAAAAGATTAAAGCAATACCAGAAGAAGTTAGGAAGATGAAAGAAGCTATTGTTGGCAAGATGGGTGATATGGTATCAGCAACCAAAAAGAAAATGAACGGTTGGAAAGACAGTGTGTTAGGTATCTTTAAGAAAACAGAAGATGAAGCAGTTGGTAACTCAATTATTCCAGATATGGTTGATGCAATCATAGATGAATTTATGAGAATGAAAACTGAAACTACCAGAGAAACAGCACAAATGAACACTCAAGTTCTTAATCAAATGGACTCAGGAATGGACGGATATGTTAATACTATTTCAAGTTCATTAAACAAAGGTAAAATGGACCTAAGTAGCTTTGGTGGATTCTTTAAGTCAACTATGGGTAAAATGGTTACTGATGCATTAAGTAGTTCAAGTTCAGTTGGAAGAATAATAAGTGGTATGATGGGCGGCGGCGGAGGAGGCGGAAGTCTCTTTGGAACTGTTGCAAAAGGATTACTAAGTTTTATACCAGGTGGTGGATTCTTAAGTGGGCTATTTAGAGCAGGTGGTGGACCAGTATCAGGTGGTAAAAGTTATATGGTTGGTGAAAACGGACCAGAAATGTTTACACCAAGTGGCAATGGACGTATTGCTAGAAACAATGGTGATGACAGCGGAGGTGGCTTAACAGTTAACTTTAACATTAACGCAATTGATCCTGCTACGGGAACTGAATTCATACTAGACCAAAAACAACAAATTGTAGGAATGATTAACCAAGCGTATAGAAAACGCGGTAGAGCAGGAATATAAAAAATGATTACTATATTAGAATACCCAGACACAACTAATCCATATTATATTGATCCAGATTATATTGGTTCTAATACTACAGGATTCCAAGGAAGAATTAAAAGTTTAAGAGACGGAAACTATCAAACATTAAACAGTGGAACACCACCAGCTAGTGTTAATAGTATGATGGAAAATATTAGTATGTTCAAATACTATTTGAAACACAATTCATATAGTAACAACATATCAATATATGACATATGGTATTTGCCAATGATAAGAGGCACTGTAAATTCAAGTGGTGTTATTACTGCTGTTGATATTATTACATATGGCAATCAAAGATTTAGAAAACGCACAGGTGCATCAAGTTATACAGGTTCAGCACGCATTAAAGCCAATGGAAGATTTTGGAAAGCAGGTGTTTCAACTGTATCAACTACAGGCAGTGTTGCAAATATAAGCATTAGTGCAGGCAGTGATGGTTACATTGACAGTGTGTCATTAACATCAGGTGGTAGTGGTTATGGAAGCACAGGCTATGTTATGTTTGAAATAGAACAAGCAGCCGCAGATACATATCCTGCAACACCAACAGCATTAGAAGCCGCAGACACTTGGGATACAGATGATGAATGGACAAACGGTGGTGAAGATACATTAAAGAAATGGCCATCAACAGTTGCACCAGCAGCCGCAGAGATAACATATTTACAACCAACTGCAATAACAAGATCACAGTCAGGTATAAAGTATGCTAAAAGTTCAGGTTATACAAAGTGGAGTGTTGAATTAGAATACCCACCAATGACAGCAAATCAATTCAAAGAATATGCCGCTATTGCTCAAGCAGCACGTGGACAAACAACTCCAATGTTATTAGAATTAGTGCAAGATGGAAAGAACATTTTATTTAAGAACTTAAACAGTGGCAATAGTGCAAACAACTTAAAATTAAAAGAAGATGCAGATGCTGGTGATTTAGTTATATTGTTAGAAGGATTAGCAGTAGGTGATACACTAAACACAGGTGATACAATTGCTGGTGAAGATGGCAACTGTAACGGAAACATAAATACTATTATAAGCACAGCAAATGCAAATGTGTTTGGTGAAGCAAAAGTTAGATTGGCTTATCCAATTAAAACAGACCAAGACACAGGTGATTCATGGACTACAGCTCCAGACAATATTGTTGTGACATTAGGTGAAAATGAATTCTTATATACTACTGGAATAGATAACTTATATTATCTAACAGTTGTATTTGAATTAGATGAATGGAAATTATAAAGTATGGCAAACAGAGGAATGTCAGCATCATTGCTTGATGAGATCAGCAAACAAGTAGTTACATATTATGATTGCGTAGATGTTACAACCAAGCAAAGTGGAAGTGATGTTGTATATAGATTTACAGATGCACCACAGAATGTTGTTCTTAATGGCAACACCTACAACTCATTTGGTCAATTCTTACGCATAGATGAAATAGAAGAAAACATGCAAATGTCAATACCAGACTTGAATATAGATTTGTCAGGTATTGCACCATTTGAAAAAGATGCTATAGGTGGACATGATGTAAGTGGATATAGCCCACCAGAATCAATTATGCAAACTTTTATGAAATCTACAACTGATTATATTGATCAACCAGTTAATAGATACAGAGTATATTTTGATTTAGGATTTAATATACTAGGCTCAATAAAAGTATTTGAAGGACAAATAAATGCAGTAGCACTTAACAATGATCCTGAAGGATCTGTAAGTGTTTCATTGAATGTAAGTTCACATTGGGTTACTTTTGCACGCACAAACGGACGCAAATCAAATACAAACTCACAACAAAGTATAAGTGCATTTAGTAGTGATACTGGATTTGTTCATGCTGATAAAATAATGAAAGACGTAGTTTGGCAGGAACCACCAAAATGATGATAGAAAAAGACAAATTACTATTAGCACAATATTTAAGTGAGATAAAGTTCAAAAAATACAGTCTAGGAGAATTTGATTGTGTTTTATTTGTTGCTGACTGGATTAATAAATTATCTGGAGTTAATTGGTCTAAAGATATTAGAGGCAAATATTCTAATAAAAGAGACATGTTGAGGTTTGCAAAACACTACAGTCTAGGAGAATTTCAAGTTAATAATCCTGAGTATAAAGAAATAGGCAGAGATGTATTGCCATTAGCCGGAGATATTTGGTGGAGTTATAATGGCACAAATTATGTAGGCTTTATAATGTTTCAAGGATTTGCTTGGACTGTTACTGCTGAGAATGATTTATTTAAGTATTTGCCTGATCATGCTGATTTAGATTATAGTCCTATGGGCTATGCAAAAAGGTTTAGGAGAATATAATGGGCGGCTTTATTAGAAAAATTACTGGTGAAGATAAAAGAAGAGCAGAGAGGCAAAGGCAAGAAGAAGCAGCCAGAGCTGCTGCAGAAAGAGCCGCAGAGGCAGCCAGAGAACAAGAAAGATTAATTGCTGAACAGGCAGCCAGAGATGCAAGAGAAGCCAGTATTGCAGCCTCTGTTGCAAGTAGATTATTAGTTAACAGAAGTTCAAACAACGCAACTATTCCAGTAATTTATGGAACGCACAGAATAGGTGGCGTAAGAGTATACGTTGAAACATCAAACGGAAGTGGAACTGTTAATGATACACCTACTGGAAATGAATACTTTAATATGATAATAGTAGTAGCTGAAGGACAAACAGGCATACCAAAGCAAGTATTATTTGGTGATGTCCGTGTTTGGGATGATGATGCTAGTGGAAGTTACAGTGAATCAGGTGGACGTTATACATTAAATAATTTTCAATCAGGAAATGAATACAGTGGTGCACAAATTAACATTAATTACCATGATGGAAGAGATAATCAAACTGTTGACACACTAATACAAAACAGTGTTGGCAGTGGCAATTGGCCAAACTCAGCTAAATTAGGTGGTGTGGCTTATTTTGCTATTAGATTAAAAGCAAATGCAGATGCTTATGCAGGTGGTGTTCCTGTAATTACAGTGGTTGTAGAAGGAAAACACATAAAAAATGTCAGCACATTAACTAGTGGAAGCAGTAGTTTTAGTAACACAGTTGGAGATGGACAAAACCCTGCTGATGTTATATATGATTATCTAACAAACACAAGATACGGAAAAGGTATGGACCATGACGCAAGTGGTAACTATCAAGCAGGAATAGACATTGATATAGATAGTTTCAAAGCTGCAAGAACTCATTATGCAAGTTGTAATGGTGGTAGTGGTATCAAATTCAATGGAGTAATTCCAACAGCTGCTAGACTGTATGATAATATAGAAATGTTAACACTTTCAGCTAACAGTAGTTTGGTTTATACAGGCGGAAAGTATAGACTTGTGCCAAGAAAACAAGGTGAGACCAGTGTATTTGAATTCAACAAAGATAACATAATAGGAACAGTTAGTGTTAGTAGACCAGCAAAGTCAAGTTTATTTAACAAAATAACAGCAGGATATGTAGATAGTTCAACTGCATTAAATTATGTAGATAACGTTGAAGTTACTTACACAGGTAATGATGGAACAAATTATCTAAGTGAAGACAACGGAACAGTATTAGAATCAAAAGTAGATTATCAAATGACAACTGATACAGCTTATGTTAGCAGATTGAACAAATACAGAATTGATAACAGTAGGCATCAAATCACAGCATCATTTATTGCAAACCACCAAGCTCTTAAAGTTGAATGTGGTGACATTGTAAAGATTGTGCAAGAAGATCTTGGTTGGGATAGTTCAGCAAATAAATTATTTAGAGTATTAGAAATAACATTCCAAAAAGGTAATACATTTGAATTTATTTGCACAGAATATGAATCAAGTATACAAATATAAGGATAATAAATATGAGTAAGATAAGACTAGACGGTGGTTCAATGGTAATGCTTCCAACAAAAGAAGATGTTGTAACACAAGCACCAGTTGGCATATTGAAAGACATTATAATAGATCAAAACACTGTTACAACTGGACATTTATTACAATATAATGCTGCCGCAGATCCAGACCCAGTTTGGGAAAATAGCAATGTCATAGACGGCGGATCATACTAACAATATATAGTCAATTAAGGCGTCTTAGACGCTCAACAAGGGCTATATATAGCGTCAAAAATAACAAGGAACACCAATGCCCCATAACCCACAGAAATACACTATAAAACGCCTAAAAGGCGGTTTTAACAGAGCACTAACATTAGACAAATACAACAAATTAGTTCATTTTGTAGCAGTTAAAAAATTACTAGCAGAATGCCCAGGAGAGTATGTTTGTTATAGATGGTTACATAATGTAACGGTTGTTGCAACAAGTGAACCAAACATAGATGAATGGTTAGCATTACACGGACTTGAGCCTAGATTACCAGAAGAAATAAAATTGACTAATTCAGGTGAACAAGCACAACAAAC